AGCCGCCCTACACGCAAATCCAAAGAAGACCGTCATGAAAGAGCACATCGATGCTTTGACGTCTGATCGAGTCACCATCTCCGCTGGAGGTGAGGATGCAGAGTTGATGAGAGCGACTGAGCGTTTTCGAACGCCCATAGCAGGAATCCGCTCACCTGAAGTTTTGGCAGCACAGCGTGACATCATTCGAGGTTACCGCAATTCCAAGTACTTCAAGGAGGACGCCATTGCAGCAGCGTATTACCGAGACGACAAGGATCGTTTCTACGCACTTGTGTTTGTACAAGCTATTCAGCAATTGAAGGCGAAATCGACGACGGGTGCTTTCTTGCCAGGCCCCTGGGTAGGGGTCCCAAATTACATTGAGGACTTCTTGGGGAACACTGACGAGTCGCGTCGTGCGGCTTTTCGTGAGTGTTGCAAGTATTGGGACGAGGTTGAAAGAACCTACGGACTGAACTTGCCTTGGGAGGACATAATCAAGGTGCAGTTGAAGTCAGACGGCTACAACTTCAAGAAGTTGACGGCTGCGACTCTACGATCAATTCAAGTGCCGAATGTCTTTGTGACTTTGGCGCAGCGTTGTTTCTCGAATGGTTTGTACACTTACATGTACGAGCTTGAGCATCAATCTTTGAAACTGACGTCCACCAACTACACTTGGCAAGACGCTCTTCCGACCGAATATGTGTTGCAAGCGCGTGCCAAGGTGCCTATGATTAAGTCCTTGGGAATGGACTACACTCTGTTTGACGGTAGCGTGAAGCCATCCGATTGGGATGAATTGTATGCGTTGGTGCCAATGCCGAAAGTCTTGTGCCAATGGGTTGTTTGGAATCTCTCAAAAGCCCCCATGTATTACAAAAGCACCTCTGGCGCTCTTGTCAACGTGGGTCGGCTTGAGCAAGGCAACCCGACAGGCAATTGGATGACGGCCATTATCAACATTTTCTTCAACATGTCCCTTGTTGAGGGCTTCAAGACCCGAATGAAAAGCACACAAGTTGCGTTGGAAATTCGGGACTACACGTGTGTGGGTGATGACATCATCTTCTTGTTGCGACCGGAAGATGAGTTCGAACTCTTTGTGAAGCAATACACCGCTTGGTGCGCAGAACATGGGGTCGAAGCAAAATTGGAAGAAACCTGTGAAGGAACACCAGCCAATCATCATCGTTTGGCTGCTCTTGGCCAATACAACACCT